CAGGGTCAGGGCCATCCTTTGGCAAAGTTAATTCTCTTGTAATAACGCTTGGAATTGTTTCCGACCCTGAGCTTGAAGTGGCTCTTGGGTTTCTGATAAATTCTTTGTTCAAGCGTAAAGACAATTTTGTTGTTAGAAAACCAGCCGTTATGACAGTAAAAGATCCAAGCCCTGGCACGTTAAATTCCCTGGCAACTTCTTTTAAAGTGCTTGAGTTCTCTGCTGCTGCCGCTGATAATTGAATAAATTCTTGGTCATCTGATACAGCACGCAGTTCAGCGCCTGGCAAAGGCACAAGTTTGTATTCAAGCTCCTCTTGTGCTGGGTGCCTTATCTGAATAAAGTTGTATTGAGAAACTGGCTTACGGCCTACAATCACAAAATATGGCGACATTTGCTGAAACTCAAAGCTGTCTCCATTTGCATCAAGACCCGCTTTTCTTACATGTAAATGAAAGGCTGACGACCTGGCAATTGAAGAATTAATTGTTCCGGTGCTTACTGTTATGTTGTCTTGTCCAAACTCTTTTATCTCCTGACTTGTTGGCAGTCCAGGGAAAGAGCACAGCCCTTGCAGGTTTTGATAAACTGAGCTTTTAATCCCAAGCTCAGTAACAATCGCGGGCCTATTGTTTCGTACTGTGCCCGTGACAATTTTAGTAAGAGGGAAAAACCCTGCTCCGACACCTGATAAGTCATCGATGTAAACTTCTGGCGCTATGACTTTGCTTTCGCTAACAATGCCTATTTTCTTCTGCAATGATTGATCCGTGTCAATACATACAAGATTGATTAATTGATCTGTTTTTGATTCGTCAGGATTAAAGCGAGCCAAGCTTCGTCTTCTTACCTTCCATGTTGTGCCGCCAATTGCAAAAATCTCGCCAATCTGCATCGCATCGTCTGCCGCCAACTGCTCCGATCGAACTGTTGAATTAATATCATCAACCTTTTCGCCAGCCTGATCTTTTCTACCTTCATAAGCGTCTGAAGGAATTTCGGTTGCAGAAATCCTGAAGTTTATTTCGTCTTCTTTTGCTACGTCTAGCACTGCTTTTTTTTGTCCACTAAAGCTCCCATCAACTGTTATAAGTGAACCGCCAGGACTTCTAAAACTCCAGATTCCCATTCGTGGGCTGTATTGACGGCCTTCGCCTTTATGAAACTGATCCTGCACCGTGTGCAAGTATGCATTGCTATCTTTTGGTTTTGTCCCGGCTTCTACGTCACCACCACCGTCACGTCCCAAGTTTAAATCACCGATAATTTTGAGGCGTTTGACTATGTTTACCCTTTGCGCTGTTTTCTTTATGTCGTCTCTGGGTACAGTAATAACTTGATAATTTAAGCGATAACCTGTTCCATTTGGTATCGCCCCATAAGCACCAAACTCAGTGTTATTTGCTGGCGTGTACGCATGGCAAAACGCTGTGTCAAGGTCTTGAACGTTTGTTGGGCAAACAAAAACTTCAGCACTTGCATCATTCTCAGTAGACGGATCACCACTTGCAAGATCGCCGCGAGTTCCTTCTATTAAGTCACCTGCTAATACCCGATTGCTGCCTCCTGTCGCAGAACCTTTCTTCCAATAAAAAGCAAAGAAATCTTTGTAGACAGTGTCTAAAGCATTGTTGCCAAGAAAAATGCCTTCTAATCTTGGCTGAGCGATTCCATCGTCAGCCACACCTTGCTCGCCAACTACGAATAAAAGCCTTGCTTGTTGTTGTGTGCCATGGCTGAGCATCCGTGACCAGACAAGCTTTGGCACCGTTAACATGCCGCCAATCTTTCTTGCTTCGTCATACAACCCAAAGATGATGGGTATTGGTGAGGAATAATCTGCAAGCTCACTAATGGTTTCAAACCCTCTGGATGGGGTGAACCGGCTTGCTCCACTAATGCTTTCTAAATCAACGCGGCCTGACTTAGGGGCCGAAGGCGTCTTGGGCTTTGGCGTCAGCAGATAAGAAGCGCCAGTCAGCAAAAGGCTGATGCCAAGACTAATCAGAGCACTAACGCCAAAATCACCGGCCTGAATGTTGGGAAGATGCGCATATTCTGCAGGTCTTAATCGACCGCGTTGCCTAACTTCAGCCGCAAAAAGTTGATACTCTTCTTCTGTAATCCCGATCGTTTTAATTAACTCTTTCTCGTACGGAAGCAGTGGTACGTCGTAAACAGACGGGCCGAGGACCACTGCACCCTTTTCAATCCTCGATTGACGTACAAGATTCCCGTCTGCCATGTGACTGCGAATGCCCAGGATTGCTGCGGTAACAGCAGAATATCCCCATCATACTCAGGCTTCTTAACCCGAAAACCCCAGTTCAATAAATCACGCGATACTTCCCACTTGCTTGCTTTGTACCAGGATTGCTTGAATGCTGGCGCTGTGATACCAAGCTCACCCCAAACCTTGTAGCAAAGGTGGATGCAGTCAATATGGCCATCACTACCGTCAGCGCCTAGCCGATACGGCATCCCGATGAGGTCAGCGCAGCCGGACATTGTTGCTTACTGGCAAGTTGCCCACAATTCGTTGCGTCAACGTGCGCCTTGGTACGTCCGTCCCAACAGCATCAAGCACAGAACTCAGCTCTAAATTCAGCGAAGTGTTGTCCCACTGTCCGCCTGTTACCTGGCCGGTGTAGGTGTGAACGATTGTGTTTGTTGTTGTTAAGCCTGTATCAGGGTCTGGGTCTTCAATAATCAATACGTCAACTTCCATCAGCCAACTGCCTTCGATTGCACTAACGCCCCAAGCGCGAGATAAGTCGTTATTGGGGAAAACAAGCGTTGCTTCTAAACCATCACCCGTGCGGTTGACGGTGACGCCCGAAAAACCAAACGGCACAAACTGATAGCCAGAGCCAGAGTGCGTAATCTCTTTGCCGATAAAAAAGTTCTGGAAGCGGTAAAGCTCTGTTTGCTCAGGCTTTATTCGTAGTGCATGGCCGAAAGCAAAACTTGTCATATACCTACCCTCTTGCGGGTGCTACCGCTCATTTGTAATCGTTTTAGCGTGTTTTGTTCACCGCGTTGTGCGCCTTGTGCCGCTGCGTTTCGCATTCCAGATTGGAACTGATCAGCGGTTACATAATCAACGCTGTTGATACGTTCCACGGTGTAGCGAACGTCGATTGGAGCGGCAACTGCAGTACCACCATCTTCGCTTGCAGAACCGCCACGATTATCAGGAATGACCCCACCACCACGCGAGCCGCGTGAATAACGCGACATGCTTTCACGCATTTTGGATTGGGGAATAATGTATTCCGGCTCTCCGCCTTCACCAACAAGACCAAGAGTTGGCTTGCTAACCACACCACCTTGGTTAAATGCTTTAAAACCACCAGGAGAATAAGCTCCTTCGGCAGCAATAAGACCAACAGAATCCGGCATCGTAGCTGGAGGGGTAGTACCATCTCCACCACCACCGCCCATTCCAGCAAACGCTTTTGCAATCCCGATCGCAATATATTGAGCGATCATTTGTGAAGCAGTTTTGGCTAATACGTCAGCCACGCTCTTCAACATGTCGGCAAACACTTGTTTGACTGATGTCGCTCCAGTGACCAACCCCTGCAAACCGTTGACCAGTGAACCGCCAATTGCATTGCCAATACCCTGAGAAACATCAACAGCAACTTGCTGCAAATTATTTAGGTCTTCGGTGGCTTTACGAATGAATGCGTTTAAAGGCTGCTGCGCTACAGCCAGCTGCTCCATAAGATTGCCAATTTGTGCTTGCTCACCGTCTGAAAATCCTTGCCGATCAAGCTTCTTTAGCTCTTTTTCAATCTTCAGCCTGTCTCGTTCTGCTTGAGTAGTCGCTTGTGTTAGGTCTAATTCATGCTGAAGATTTTCTACTTGGGTTAAGTGCATTTCATTGCGTTGTTTTATAGTCTCTACATACTGTTTATTTATGTTCAATATGTTTAAATCGTTTTGAGCGCCAGCTCTTTTAAGTTCAGCCTCTTTTTGGAGGTTTGAAAGGTTTTTATTGTCTATTCTTTCTCTGTTGGCAGCAAACTTTGCTGCCTGCAAGTCCAAAGCAAAGTTCTTATCTTCTTCTGGAGTAGCTTTGCTGAATGGCGTGGGGTCAGGTAAAGGCTGCAATTCAAAAACACGTTGAGCAAGGTCTGCGGCAATTTCAGCGTTTGTCTGTTTTCGTAGAGCCTCAGTCGTTAATTTGGTTATCCGTAAGTTTGACTCTAGCGTCGCTGTTTGTTTTTTATACTCCGCAGTGTTGATTATTGCCTGCCCCGCTTTAGCACGTTCCTCAACAGTGCTTGCTGTCATGCTTACAAACATATCTTTTATCTTTTTATCGCGTTCGGCTTCAATACCTAGTATTTTGCGACCCAAATCTAGCCGCTCATTTGCAAGTTTGTTTTCTAAACTTGTGTCGGGCAACTTGCGTTGCGCTACCGACAGATCTATACCTGCTTCTACAGCTGCATCAAGCAAATTACGCTTAAGTTGAGCTGACTTAA